AGTAAATATTAAACAATAACCAGGCTTAAATTTATCTACAATAATTTGATTTGATTTCTCACCAATATTAAACAATTTTAAATTACCACCAGTATATTTTTCAGTAGATACATTTAAAAGAACGGTTAATTTTAAATCATAATCTTGAAAGTTCTTTGTTCCATCCATATGCCAATCATAACTAGGATTTTCTAAATCATAATGATTTAAGTTTAAAGAATGGGAATCATCTAATGGAATTAAATCATATTTAAATAAATGTTTATTGGTATCAAATATGAATCTTTCAAATTTTCCTAAATAATTTTTGAGTACAGGCCAGGGAACACACGATACTCTAGATTTTTTAATCCCAGTAAAAGACTTTTTACTTTCTGGTTCGGTTACTTTAGATTGACTAGATTCAAAAACATCAACAATAGTCTTCACTTCATCTTCAGAATAAAGGGGATCATCACTCATATATACTTGATTATAATTTCCCATATTATATTACCCCTTGAGTGATACTACATAGATTTTATAAGGAAACTGTTCAGAACTATAAATCTTTATTCTTTCAGAAAAATGATTCAATGTATAATTTTTTCTATCATTGTGAGTTAGATCATCTGAAATATCATAAAGACGTGCTGAATCTTTAGTCTCAGATTTCCTCAATCCTCTACCTATTGACTGCAAATTTCTAATACGACTCTTAGAAGGAGAAGCGAAAACAATGTTATGAATGTTCCGAATATTGATGCCGGTACTGTATACGCCATAACTTGCACAGATAATAGCATCCTTTTCCTTCTCGACAAGTTCTCTGACTTTTTCTCTTGAATCTGCATCTGTTCCTCCATAAACAAAAAAGATTTTCCTAGAAGAATCAACAATCTCTTCCAGTATTGAATGTAGAATGTTACCGTGTTTTTCTATCAATTGAAATAGAACTAATGTGTTCCCTTTCAGACTTTCTACAAGATTACAGATATACTTGTTTCGTTCTGGATGACTCACTATGAAATCTATCTCTTCTTGATAGTTCATTTTTGATACAACGGCACATTCCTTTTTATTATATTTTAAAATAAGACAATTTATATCAATCGATGATATCGTCTTGTTCTTGATAAGTTCTTTTGTAGTGGTTACTTTCTTTATTGAACCGAATAACCCCTCTAATATTAATTTATGTACTTCTACTCCGTCTAGTGTTCCTGTTGTTCCAATTCGATAAGGAGTATTTTCCAGATTCTTCAATATCTTAGTAAGAGAACGAGCTTTGTAAAGATGTGCTTCATCTCCTATCACCAGACTAAAATCACTGAAGAAATCTTTATTTAATTCATAAAGTGATTGCCATGTCGAAATAACGATTGGTTTGTCTGTTTCTTTTTCTTGACCACCATAAATCTTATGAACTAGTTGTTCTGCATCGAATGAATCATCTATCTTCGCATATGCTTCAAAGTCAGAATACATTTGACTTACCAGAGAGAGTGTTGGAACAATAACTAGAGCTTTCTCAGGTAAGTAGTATCGTATCAGATAGTAGATTATAAGAGATTTACCAGATGCAGTTGGTGATAATAACACACACCTTTTATTGTCTATTGAATGTCTTACTGCTAAACTTTGATAATCTCTTAGTTTGTATTCACAAGGAAATGATGTAAGAAATTTAAAATAATCGTCATTGGAGATTGGTTCAAATATCTCTCCTGTATTATCTATAAGCTCATATTCTCGGTCAACAGAAAATCTACTTATTTCTGACTTGAGACCAGCATAAATTCGATTACTGTCCATATTGAAAAGGTAAACATATCCATCCCATTTTTTTCTCCTGAACATGGGCATGAACTGATAACCATTTGGTCTGAATCGAAAATAATGATTCAGTTCCATCTTCACATGAGGTTCACAAATAAGTCTAACGAATACCTCGGTATCCTTCTCCATCAATATTTGTGTGGTCATCCAAGACCTGCTACAAATTTCCTCCAATTGATAGCATTGTTGATATGGAAACTTCTGTTCTCAATCATCGAAAGAACCGATTTCAAATATTCAACTTTACTCTTTTGTTCATTCATAATATATTCTGCTTTTTGAAGAACACTATCTGCTGCAACATAATGTCGTTCTAGCTCTGTCTTGGATATTCTGATGTTGTGGTCTGGCGCTTTTCCGTTCTTAGAAATAACCACTTCCCATCTTTGTTGAAAAAGAACCTTCCAATGAGTTTCAAGATCACTCATTTTCTTTTTCTCTTTAGAATAGATATCTAAGTATTTTTGATGTACATTGGGTATGTTTAGAGACTCATTATCCAAGTCTTTATCATCAATGTGAGCATCTTCTTCCCACATCAACATAATTTTTTCAAGTTCCATAATTTTAGTTATTTAATAAATTCTTAATCTCATAGTTAGTATAACGAAATCCTACTGTAGCAGTAAAATATTCAACATCGGTTGCAGCACTGCTGAAATCTAATGAAGTTAATGATATTGGAAATGCTTCGCTGAAGTGAAACTCCATTTGAGGATTCATTCCACTTGTTAAAACAGAAAGAACGATAGTGGATACCGTCCCACCTCTAGGAGTAAAATCAGAAGTATTTTTTAAGAGTTTATATTTTTCTGTTCCTTCTCCAAGACCCAATGCAATAATACGATCATAAATTTCAATCCAATTTTTTAGATGTTCATCAACTATAAAGGTTACCGACAATTCTTCAAAAGTAACATTACCTCCAGCGTATGGTATATTTACAAATGGTGTAATCATATCAATTGCTTGAATTGAAACACCTGGCACATTTACTGATTGACAAAACCAAGTAAGATGTGGTGCATCCTCCATCGTTAATCGAAAACTGATATTAGAGAGATAATTTAAATTGTCTGGTACTTTGTTTGATGATGCCATAGTTTCCTTTTTCTTATTGTATTACTATTTATGTAACAATTTTTCAAACTCAGGATAATCAATGTCCTTACCGACAAACACAAAGTTGCAATTTGGAAACTCTTCTTCTATTTTACTATGTTGGTCAATCCAATCTTGACTTTCTGAACTGGAAACATTTGTAGAAGAACCAAGATAAACACCAGAACTAGTTTGACTGTGAAAATAGTCATATCCCACACAATACAATGTTTCATTTGGATTTTCCAGACAAGCCGTTCTTAAAGCAACTGTTTCTGTAATCCATTCATCATATTCATTTCCCCACCAATCAATATTTTTTGTCAAATCTGAAGAATCAATCCAAAGAAAATACATCACTCCTTCATGAGCAAATTGTATAAAATTTTCTGTGATTGGTCTGTTCTCTGCAATCTGCATTCTCTTATCCGTAGATTGTTTCATTGGAAGATAATGAAAACTTGGAATGAGAGTGAAATTTCTAAAATGACAAACGTGTTCTTTAGTGTATCCGTTAGTGACAAGTTCTACAAGAATTTGAATACTTTCACTAATTAGATTGTCAGGAATGAATCTCTTGTGAATGTTATCACAACCGTATGTGGTATGGGTTTTGAAAAGGGTTAAGTCAGAAATGGTTTTAGAGTGACCATTACCAATTACTATCAACATTTTATTCTCACAAGAAAATGACTACAAACAAAAAAAGGGAGCAGATTTCTCTACTCCCTCTTGGAATCCTACTATATGTAGGTCATACTACATTGTAGGGAACGAATTACATCAAGTTTGAAATTGAAGCTTTTCTGTAATAAACGTTCAAGTGAGGATTGGCTGTCAAGTCACCAGTAATACGACCAGTTGAAGCACTTGCATTTTCTGCAAATGGGTTTGCAACTAGACCATAACGTGTCTTGAAAGCGATCTGTGGTTGAAAACTTGCGGAATCAACTGCACGAACCATTTGCAATGGAACGTAAGGACAGTAGAAAACACCAGCATCCATCGGAGAATCACCTTTGTAACCAACACAGTAAAACTCTTGTGCGTGAGCATCAGCATAAGGATCAACATAAACTTTATATCGACCATTAAGAACACCAGCAAACGTAGAAGATGATGTATCTGAATTAATGTCAGTACTCATTGATGGAGCATAATCCAACATTCCTGCCATTTGAAGTGCGGAAGCAACATCTGAAGAGGTCATAAGGATATTTCCTTTTCCTCTGCGTGTGTCTTTTCCAATCTGGTTAGCATCTTTTTCAATCTGCATCATCAGACCTTTGAATTTTTCAACCATCCAACGACCGTTAGAATCGGTGTCAAGGTCAAATATTCCAGCAGTTGTTGTTCCAATTTGAGCACCAACAGCAGCGTTTATGTAAATCTTACGAATTACTTCACGGTTGATCTCAACTAGAATTTCACTAGAAAGAATGTTAGCAAGTTCTGCTTCTGCATCCAATCCATGAACCGCACGTAAATCCTGTGCTAATTCCATAGAATACGAACCTTTGAGAGCACGTGTTCCAGCAGCGATGGATATCTTCTCAATTGAGAATGACATCTGACCAGCAATATCACCTTCACCACCGTCTGTTTCCAGAGCACTTGAAGCAGCAAATTCTGTTCCTGTTTGACCAGTTCCGTCAGTACCCGTGATCAAAAGACCAGGCGTCTTGACTGTATCACCACTATTAGCTGTTCCAGATTCACTTGCGACTGTATCAGCATTAACACCAGGCATTTCAGCTCCACCCATTGTATTAACACGACTCTTGAGTGCGAAAATAAGACCTGTTGGTCCTGACATTGGTTGAACTCCACAAACGTCATATGCAACTAACTGAGGCATTGCACGGCGAACCATAGAGATCAAAACTGGATCTGCAAAATTGAACGCTGCTGTTTGAACTGAATTACCAGCAACACCACCCAAAGATGGGTTAGTGGATGTCAGAGCGTTGATTGTAACTGGTGTTGCTTCCGACAATAAACCAGATTGACCTTGCATTTGTTGATCTTGAGCATATTGATATTCTGTGTTCTCAAGACACATAGCGGTAACGGCACGTTTGTGACTATCTGTGATCTTTGGAAGATCTGGATGGTCTAGAACCGGCGCCCACTTTTCATTTAAATTTTCTGCGAGTTTCATATTATTTAACTCCTAATATGGATTAAAAAAATTGTAATATTTAATTACGAGCAATAGCTTGGCTATATGCTTCCATTATGTTATTCATCTTAACAGGAGTTTCCTCTTGATCTTCTGAACTAACACCTTCTTCACTAATAACTTCATCCTTTTTAACTTGACTAGGGAAATAACTTTCCTTAATCTGTTTTACTTTACTTTCAAAATCTTCGACATCGCCTTCTTCCATTGAAACACCTTCTGTAAGTGTCTTCAATTTTTCGGATTGTGTATCAGCAAGGTCATTGCTAACTTCTTCGACAATCTTATTTTTGCGATATTCGTTAAGTTCGTTTGTAACTTTAACGTTCTCTTCGATTTTGCCATTTAATTTAGTTTCTAATTCCTCAACGCGGTCAAATAAGTTTTCAACCATGTCTACTTTTTCATCTGGAACTTCGATGTAATGTTCTTGGAAAAGACCTTTCAATCCACCAATGAACTCTTCTGTAATTTCACTTCTAAGTGAACTGTCGAGTGAAAGTTCGTTTTCTTTCATCCACTCTTCAACAACGTAGTTCAAATATCCGTCTACTTTTTCTGTCAATTCATCTCTAAAAGTAATAATTTCTTCTTGAAGATTCTTGGTATATTCTTCTTCTAACTCTTCAGTCTTCTTAGTTGCAACTTCCATAACCTTCTGATAAACAGCTGCTTCAAAAATTGTTGAAGCTTTAGTTTTGAATTCTTCGGAAAGTTCTTCACCTTGAACCAATGCTTCAATGTCTTCTTTAACATTGATTTCTGGGAGGTCAGATGCTTTCATCTTCTTTTTCTTTTTACCGACTTCATCTTTTTCATTATCGGAATCAGTTGGTGTAGGTCCACCTAAGTCTTCTGCTTCAGCAACACCCATCAAGTCTTTATACTTAGCGGTAACTTCTTCTTTTTTCATACCGTTGACTTTATCAAAAAGTGCTTTGATCATTCCAGATTTAGTGGAAGGCATTTTTGCATCTTCTTGAACTTCTTCTTCTTGGACTGCTTCCGTTTTTACTTCTGGAGTCTCAACAAGTTCATCCTGCTGTTCTACTTCTTCCAGAACTTCATCTTGGTTTGTAATTTCTTCGTTACTCATTTGAAACTCCTAAAAATTTATAGTAATTGGTTCTAGTTAATATTTATAATAATCATAAATTAGACATTAATTTGGTGAATTCTCTCAACTTAATTTCTTCAAGTTGCTTTGAAGGAGCTGCTTCAATATTTTTCTTTGCTCTTTCTATATCTTGTTCTCTGAGTAATCCATTATCCCAAACCCATTCTTTACCTTCCATAATACCTTCAACGAAAGCATTAGGAGCGGATGGATCAGCAACAATGTCTGCTGCAGTTGCAAGAAAAAAATCGCTTTGCACGATCTGTGCTTTGTCTTTCGATTCTGATTTCAAAGTTCCCATTCCCCTTGAGGAAACACCTAACCTTGCACCTTCATCAATAAAACTCTTTACAATCTTTCCGTTTGGTGTATCGAGTATCTTTGCTCGACCAACAAAATTAGACCCTTCTTTTACCAGAGAAGTAATCATATGAGAAGCACGATCCAAATTAACAGTTGGTCCGTCAGGGTGACCTAACTCTCCAAATGCACGTTTTGGTTCAACATATTCTTTCACATAACGTTTTACTTCTTTTTCAAGAACTTCCAAAGGATATATTCTGCCGTTTTTATTCTTCGTTTCCGACTGCATGAAAATACCTTCGATATAGTACTGCTTCGGTTTATCATTAACTGCTTCAATTAGTTCATAATCTACGGCTTCTTGTAACTCGCAAATTAGTTTCATTTTGTCCTACCCTTTGTTATTGATTGTAAAATCTAAAACTTTCATGAATGACTCTGAATTTTCATTCATATTATCTCTTGTTTTTTTCTTGTTATTACTATTTAGTGTATCAAAAGTCTTCAGAAAAGTTTTTGCTGAGTTTTCATCAATTGATACAGACTCACCAGATTTGAAAGTTATGTCTGATTTTTTTTTCTGATTTACTATACTTTGTAACTGACCTATAACATCTTCTTTAACGTTGGATGATTCTGTACTTGGAACCAAAAGATAGTCTCTCATTTTATTGAAACTATTGGATGCAACTGCAATTTTATTAGACCACCAAGTAGGCAAAGATTCTTCTGAATCCATACTCTGTAGTTTTTTCAATATTTGAGCTGCGTCTTCTATGACAATCTTACA